AGTTCGCCTTCACCAATGTCAGTACCAAATGTGGGTAATCTTTCAGCAACGTTAGTACGTTTAATTTTTAAAACTGATGCCATTTATATAATCCCAACTAAAAGAAATTAATGAGTGGAGTTGGGAGGAGCCGAAGCCCCTCCCAGTATATTCCAATTAATTAGAATGTTCCACCGTCAATGACAGCTTCAACAGTAGCAAGAGCATAACCAGCACCGGCTGTGTTAACAGTACCTGTTGGTTCTACTTCAAGACCTGTGAAGAACTTGACAGTTTCGTCGGTAGCATCACGGAAGTAACCAGCATACTTGGTTGTACTACCATCAACATACTTACCATAAACACCAGTGTCGATTGCATCACCGGAGTTGTTGGCAGATAGTTTCATCATGCTATCTTCAACGTTTACGGTAGTTGTACCAATGTAGGTAACAGTACCTTCAACGTTTAAGTTACCATCAACAGTTAACGCACCGCTAACAGATAGGTCGTTAGCAATGGTTGTTGTTGCGTCTGCAACTGTGATTTGTGTTGATGTAGCGTTGTCGTCAATACCAGTAGAAGCAAAGTCACTGATTGTACCACCGTCAACTTTGTCACCAGAAATCTGGTTGTCAGCAAGTGTTAGTGTACCAGCAGAAACGTTTAACGTCTTACCAGAGCCAACTGTAACATCAGATGTAGCAATTGTTGCGCCATCAATGTTACCACCGTTTACATCAATACCAGTAAACGCTGTTGTGCCATCAATTAGGTTAGAGATAGCAGTGTCAGCATCAGATTCGTTTTGATCTACATCAGCTTGAACGGCAGCAATGTATGCGTTAGTGTTAGATAGACGTACAAGTTCAGCAGCTTCGTTAGAGTCTACGTCAGATTGTACAGCAGCAATGTAAGCATTGGAGTTGCTTAGTAGTAACTGAACATATGTGTTAGAAACACTGTCAGTTGGGAAACCAGTTAGAGCAACTGAATATGTTGTGCTGTCACCACGTGTGAATGTAATGGTGTCAGTGGAATCATTCCAAGAAGCACTATCGGTTTTAACGTCAGCAATGTAAGCATTAGTGTTAGATAAACGAACGAGTTCAGCGGCTTCGTTAGCGTCTACATCAGCTTGAACAGCAGCGATATAAGCGTTAGTGTTAGATAGGTGTGCTAACTCTGTTGCTTCGTTAGCGTCTACATCTGATTGAACACTAGCAATATATGCATTGGTGTTAGCAAGAGCAGCAACTTCTTGAATAGAAGCAGATGTTTGACCGAGGGAAACAATGTCGGAACCGTTGGAAGACGTAAAGAGTAGTCCATCGGCTGTGTTAACTGCAAGTTCACCAGCAGCTAGATCACCACCCGAAGGTGCCGCCCCGCCAGTATTATTGCGTTTGATTTTGATAATAGATGCCATTTTTATTCTCTCCTTAGCATATTATTTTTGGTAAATTCTTTTCCACTCAATCTTATTTTGTTTTCAGTGGAGGTTTGTTTTTCAATAGTTTCATTTCTAGTTCTTAAATTCGAATTTGTAACTAAAGCTGAAACACCATTTCTTTCGAAAGAAATAGCATCAATTTCATCTTTGTACGTTTTATTTATATGTTTGAGTTCTTCAACTTCCTTTAACAAAATATTATTTCTTGTTTCGAGCATCATATTTTGCTGGACAAGTTCATTAATTTTTTTCTGTTGTTGTTCAATATAAACATTAATAGCTTCTGCTTGTTTACTCATTTTATATATAATACCTATTCAAAGGTACCTCCATCAAGAGTATCAAACACCGGCATTCCATTTGCAGAAACTTGCAACACATCTCCACTTGAACCAGAAGCAAAAGCAAGAGAACTCGTATTAGCGCCAAACATTACACCATTTTCGGTAAAACTTGTTAATCCAGTTCCACCATATTCTGTACCAAGAACATTTGATAATATAAGAGTTGTGATTGTTGTATTACCAGTAAGCGTTGCATCATCTAAATCAGCAAATCCAGTAATCGTTACGTCAAAGGTTGATCCATCAACATTTGAAAAAGTAATTGTATCGTTAGCATTTGACCATGTTGCATTCGCTGTAGCAATAGAATCAACATATGCTTTTGTTACCGCATCACTCGGTGCAGTTGGCGTGTCAAGATTTCGAAATACTGTAGGAGTAGGGAATTGTAATACTGCCATGTTTAACTCACTACGTAAATGGTTGTTGCGGCTGAGAAGTTAGTAAATCCATATACGTTATAAGTTTCTCCAGAAATATCCTGTTCAGTATAAGTCGTTGTCGGAGTAAGTACCACATCGCTTCCAAGGAAGATGTATTTGAATGTTCGATTAGCACTTGTTGGAGTTGCAATCCAAGTATAATCAGTTGTAGTGTCTGTTGTTACTGCTGTTTGATTCAATGCAAAATCATAACTATTGTGACTGTCACTCGTAGTGAAGTTTGGATTAGAACTTGATCCTGTTGTTTTCCAGAACAATGGGTAATACTTAGTTGCTGGTGTAATTGTCCTAGTTCTGTCTGTAGCAGTTGAAGTACCAGCACCATAAGCGCCAGTACCTGTATATGTATCAGTTACAACAGTATAAGTTATTGTACTATCAATAGAAGCACTTGTACCATTTGTTGCACCGCTTGTTGTGAGCGTACCACCAACTCCACCAGTGAACGTTGTTGTGCCGCCTGTTACAGTTGAACCAGAAGTTTTGCTGAGGCTCCAACTAAACGATTGATCAAGATCCCAATATGGAACAGTAGATGATGGGAAACTTGCAGTGATCGAATTGATATTGAATGGAATTGGTTGTGTGTTTGTAAGAGTAGTAGCAGAACCAGTTTCTTGTCCACGATCAGTGGTTAACTCCCAAGACACAGAAGATGAACTATTTGTTTGTACGCTTGAAGCAAACAACGATGCTGAAATTGTATATATTCCACCAGTTCCACTAATACCAAGACCTGATAAATCAGAACCAGTAATTGTTGTTGAACCAATAGTAATAGTATCGTCTGATTGAATATCAAAGGATGCGTTTGTGAGAGAAACAAGAAGTTCAATATCATCTTCATTTACTGCACTATTAGCATAATCAGTATATGCATTTTTATTTGAACTGTTGTTTGTATCCCAGCGATTAGTAATCGATATTGCAAGCGCACCTTGTTTTTGGATTGTAAATACGCCACCAGGATAAGCATTGTTAGCATAGTTTACTGAAATAGATAGTGAATCACCAACTTCAATATTACTCACAGTACTCACAAGATAAGTATTTGCTGCCGCATCAACTAATTCACTATACTTAGCAAGACGATGGCCACCAGCAAGAGAACCATCATGAACACGAATGGTGTCATTGGTGGTATCAACAGTAACTTCACCTTCAGCGCCTGTGAAGGTAGAATGTTGATTTGCCGTACCTCTTCTTAATCTTACTTCTTGAGCCATTTATAGTGTTCCATAATCGACGGAGCCATCTGTTGATGGATTTGAAATAGAACCATAATCGTTGGAAATAAAACCATAATCAACTTGCGGAATAGCAGTTAGAATAATGTCGCCGTCAACTTCTTCAATTTCAATATTTCTTCCAGCTTTGATTCGCTTTAATGATACATTACTATTTATATTATTTGCAATGAGAGAAGTGCCAGTACTACCATTTGCGTTTGAAATTGTTGTAGTATTTCCACTTAAAACAACAGATGCAATATAGGCATTTGTATTAGCAAGTACTCTCTGAAACTCTGTATTTGCAACGTATGTAGATGTTAGATAAGCATTAGATACATCACCGTTACCTGACCCACCACCCGATGCATTAATTTGTAACTTGAGTTCAGAAGCATCTGGTCGTAAAAATGTAATGGTATTGTTTGCTTCGGTAAACGTAGCAGAGCTAATACCAACCGATTGTGTATAAGTATTAGTTGCTTTACTGTTGATTGATGTTGTAATAGTATTAGCAAAGTTAGCATCACCACCAAGTGCAGTAGATATTTCAACAAGTGTATTGAGAGCAGTTGGAGCAGCATTTACAACTTTTGCAACTTCGTCAAGAACGAAAGCTCTTGTGTCGGTATTCGACATGTATGCCGAGGAAAGATAGTTATTACTTACAAGGTCTTGAACTGTACCATTTGATCCAATTCTTAGTGTTTGTGTGCCAGTATTTGAACTGTGTGCACTAATTGCAACACCACCAATGTACATGGTGTTGCCACTTAGATATAATTCTTTCCAGTTTTTATCAGCAGTACCAAGAGAATACGTATTCGTTATTGCTGGAATAATATCTTGTGTGACAATTGTTGTGGTAAAGTTATTGGCTGCATCACCAATCCATTTACCAGAAGCAGAATCCCATTTTAGAAAATGACCATCTTGTTTCGCAGAGTTGCGGTTAACATCATCAAGAAACTCTAAACGAACTTCACCTCCACCACCAGACATATCCATGCCGCCACGGGCATATGCCATACGAGTGACTTGTGCTGAAATTTGTCTTACAAAGTTATCGTAAAGTTCTGTAAACTTCTTTTCAAGTTGAGAAGAATCAAAGTCTTGACCATCACGACCAGCATCACCTTTGTCGCCCTTCTCGCCTTGGTCACCTTTATCACCTTGTAAACCTTGTGGACCAATACGACCAGGATCACCTTGTGGACCCTGAACACCTTGAATACCCTGTTCGCCACGTTCACCCTGTTCGCCGATTAACCCACGTTCACCCTGCGGACCAACATCACCTTTGTCGCCACGGAATACTTGAATAGGAATAGGGTCTTCTATTCCTTCAATTTGGAGTAATTTTACGCCTGACTGACTATCAATATCTTCTTGGAGAGCAGCATACAGTTGTTCGTATAGCGAGTCTTTAGCCTTGCTATTTTCTTTTTGTATTACTGCTAGGAGAGTAGCGAGTAGTTTGGCGTTCTCGACGGTTGCCTTCATGGCAGTTTATTCCTTGTCGTCGTCGACCATTGAACTCATGAACTTCGTCATACTTTCAACTAATTTTTTTTCTTCTTCAGACATATCTTTGTCTGGAATAAATTCTTCTGTTTGGTCTTCAATCTTCAATTGTTCTTCAACTGGAGTTTCTTCTTCGTCTGGTGCTTCATCAGCTTCTTTGTCAATCTGTTTCTGTTCATCTTTGATTTCTTCTTCAGTCATACGAAGAACATTTTTACGAATCCAATCTTCAGAGAAATACTTACCAACAAAATTATCAACCTCACCGAGAATTTGCAATCGACCTTGCATAATCTCCGTGTCTTTCAGTTCGGTAAAGTGATTGTCTTCTTGAAAATCATAATAAATATCTTGTTTCATTTCTTTCCACTCACCACGAGTGATAACACCTTTGAGTGCTAATTGAATCTCAAGTAAATCACTGAACAAAATTGAAAATCGATTACGAAGACGCATAACAAACTTATTGAATTTTAACTCATCACGAGTAATCTCTGAAGCACGACCAAGATTAAATTGATTCTCAGCATCCATACGTGTAATCGGAACGTTCAATGACTTATAAAGTTTGCGACGGAAATAATCAACATCGTCCATTTCACCAAGGCTTTGACCACCTGGAAGTGTTGTAATTTCAGTGCCACGACCACCTTCACGTCTTGGAAGCCAGAAGTCTTCAAGCATTGTCATGAACTTACGGTCATCACGAACTTCACCAGTCGATGCATCATAGATAAGTTTATTCTTATGTTTGACCATCATATCACGCATATACTGTTCAGCCTTCATCTTAGGAAGGTTACCAACATCAATATAGAATACACGGCGTTCTGGAGCACGAGCAAGACGATAGATAACAACAGCATCTTCAAGCATACGTAACTGATTGAGCGGTTTAATTGCTTTATGAAGATACGAGTAAATCATACTGTTTCGTTCATCAAGCAAACCTGAGTGACAATATGAAATAGAATCCTTTGCTATCTTAACACCTTGTGCTTGGTTAGATGAATTAACACCACCAGCATTATAAAGATAATATTCATTCATGCCTTTGAAAACTGTAGCACCAGTTCTAGCATCTTTTTCTTTGAGTGATTCTTTAATCTTACGAATTTTACGAGGGTCAATGTAACGAAGGTCTTTAATACCTTGACGTGGATTCTTTTCGTCAATAACAATGTGATGATAAAGACGACCATCAACATACCATTTACGAAATAAATCATAAGCATTGTTATTAAAGTCAAGCAATTTCATAACTGCTTCAAACTCTTCGTGTATTTTCTTTTTAATATTTTCAGGATAGTCAAGTTTATCAAGAACAATTTCAACTGGTCCAGAATCTTCTGTGACTACAATCGCTTCATTGACAACATCTTGAACTGCTGAATCACATTCAGGTTGAAGAGCCATCTGACGATACTTGGTCACAAGTTCGCCTTCGTTCTTTGCTTTGCCCTCAAGATCAACATACGTCCCATAAGCACCACCAGGCGCAATCTCAATAGCACCATCTTCTTGAGTTGGTGATACGATTGATGGAAGGTTTTCTTGTTGATCTTCTTGTTTTTTGCGGGCAATGGTGAAGCCAAAAAGTTCAGCCATAATTAGTTATCCCCATACTGTAAAGTTATTTCTATTATTTATAATAATTTGAAAAACAAAAAAGGGAGCCGAAGCTCCCTTTTCCATAGAACTATTATATTTATGAATTAAGTATTGATAGCAATACCAAACTCAGAAGCATTGTCAACTGTGAAGTAATCATAATCAAATGTTGCCTGAAATTCTTCAATACCCTCATTACCCCAATCAAGACCAATTGCTGAAATGTTTGATACAAACATACCAACAAACTTATATTCACGAAGAATATTACCTTGTTTGCCGTAATGAATGACAGAAGCCTGTGACTTATATG